TGTGGTACAGAGTGTGTGCTACTGGAAGGGTATCGGGGCGGTTATGCAGTAGATGGCCTTACTGTAGTAGATTAGTATTTATTGAAATAAGGAGAGGAAGACGATGGATAAATTTAAAAATGATATTATTTATAAATTTTGGAAATGGGTATCAGAACACCAGGACAATGAGACGGTTGTGGAGCATGATGGTGAAGGTAATTTATGTATTTGGATTGATTTTAGTGATTTAGATGATTTTGCAGAAAAGTATATAACTGACATAGAGGATTCATTACAGACAGTTCTCTTTAATGGACATTTGTGCGTTGAAGTAAAAGATTTCCTGGACGGGCATGGGTTTACTATGGATGATGTCTGGGCGCATAGACCTAGCTGCTTAGTGGATTAAACTGAGTACTTTCATGGCAAATTAGAATAGGAGGATTCATGAACGATTTAAAAATTTTTAACAACGCCGAGTTCGGGCAGATACGAACAGTGGACTTAGAAGGGAAGATTTATTTTGTAGGAAACGATATTGCTAAGGCTTTAGAATACGCAAGACCATATGAGGCAGTAACAGCTCATTGCAAGGGGGCGGTAAGTTACCGCATCCTCACAAACGGCGGTGAACAGGAAGCAAAAGTTATCCCAGAAGGTGATATTTATCGACTGATTGTGAAAGCGGCTGATCAGAGCAGGAATCCAGATATAAAAGAAAAAGCGGAACGTTTCGAGGTTTGGGTATTTGATGAAGTTCTTCCTTCTCTCAGACAGACTGGTCATTACGAAATGCCAAACATGTCAAGAGAACTACAGGCCATCATAATGATTGACAGAAAACAGGTCCAGATGGAAAAGCGGATGGACAAGCTGGAGTATGATATCCCTCTCTACGGAGCCGAAGCGGACGAGCTATCCGGTCATGTAAAGCGTAAGGGTGTGAATGTACTGGGCGGAAAGCAGTCAGAGGCATATAAAGACAGTGAAATCCGTTCCAAGGTTTACCGGGACATTTACGACCAGATCAGAAGAGAGTTCAACCTTTATGATAACAGCGGAAAAGCAAGATCATACAAAGCCCTGAAAAGGAAGTATATAGCTGATGCTCATGAACTGATTGACTGCTATGTGGTACCTACATATCTGGCAGAACTGATCGAAGCGGCCAACGCTCAAATGAATTTAGGGGTTGCGTAATATGCAGAGTAATGGAAATGAGTTGAAGAAAGGACATTTCGAAGGAGGTCGCACATTCGTATACGCAATCATATACAAGGACCTTAGATTTATTCTTTACAACACTGATTTTGAAGGAGACACAAAAATATTTTTATTGGTTCCTGACAAGCAGGAGGTGATGTAAGTGTGTAGTTGCATGAAGGAAGTGGAGCAGAAGCTTGTTGATAAATTAGGCTGTGACGAAGCGTACGCGCCGGTGGAACTGCTATCTGGCAGGGTATGTCTTAAGTTCACTGTAAGGAGGAATGGGAAAAAAGACAAGGAAGTACCGGTTATGCTTTCGAAATGCCCGATTTGTGGCAAGGAATACGAAACTATTTAACGAAGCGAACGCCGCAAAGGTGGCGTAAGGAGGGGATATGAAGATAGATAGTGCTGCAGTAATTGTAAGACCAAGGGATTTGCCTCCTGGTGAGTGCTTTTATTATAAAGGGCAATTACACATGGTAATAAATCCAGGGGCTTACGAAAAAGATTTAAAAGAGCAGTCAAAAAATTGGCCTTGTCTTGCAGTTAATTTAATAACCAATCGTTTGGTAGGGCTTTGTGGTGAAAGGGAAGAAATTGCGGCAACTGCAAAGATTGTTATTGAAGCTTAAGGAGGTGAGCGAGGAATGAGTAAACCATGGTACTACACAATAGGCTATCCGGTAAAAGTTTTGAATGAAGGAACATGGAAGAATGGGACTATCTGCAGCGCTTATCGTTATGAAAACGGTGAAGTTTCTGTTAAGACCGCGGACGGGATAGTGGTTTGGTTTGGGGATTCGCCAATGGAAGAGTTCCTGAAACCTAATTTCCTAAATGATGATCCATGGATTAAGGTAACTAAAATGCTTCCGGAGGAAGATCAAAAGGTATGGGTCACAAAAGAATATCACGGAGGTGACAGACGAGTAGATGAAAGTATTTTCCGTTTTGGAGAATTTGAATCATCAGGTTATAGGGGTATTACTTGTACCGATCTTGTAAAAGCATGGATGCCGAGGTTCGTACCGGAACCATATAAGGAGGAATCATGAGCAGGAAACATAAAACCCTCAAAGCCGGAGCCGCCGCAGGGTTAAGCCCGAATCATTGGCAAAACGGCGGTAAAAGAAAAAGGCCCACAGGTGCGCCAACACCTGCAGGTCAGTGGAACATAAAAATCAATTATAGTCCCATTATACGGGATAACCAGGAGGAAATCAAGATATGAAGTGCGTAAAAATTAAAATCAGGAACCTTTTTGGGATCAAAGAATATGAAATGGGCGGCGAAAGCATTGAACTTTCCGGGAAGAATGGAGCCGGGAAAACCTCAGTTATAGATGCGATACGCTATGGTCTTACTAATAAATCAGATAGAGATTACATAGTCAGGAATGGCGAAAACGAAGGTGAAATCATCATCGAGACTGACAACGGGATTAGGATTGACCGGAAATCAAGGACAAGCCAGGCAGATTATAAAAGCGTGAAGAAGGACGGGCGAGAGTTAGGAAGTCCTGAATCGTTCTTGCGTGATATCTTCACTACGCTGCAGCTATCCCCGGTGGAGTTCATGGAAATGGATAAGAAACAGCAGAACGCAATTATCCTTGACATGATTGAATATGATTGGGACCTTAATAAAATCAAGGAATGGTTTGGGGAATTGCCTGATTGGGTGTCTTATGACCAGAACATTTTACAGGTCCTTAATGATATACAGGCGGAGAACGGGTATTACTTCCTGCATCGGCAGGACCTTAA